TATACTATAGTTACAGTAAAGGTAGAACAAAAAATAAAGGAGAAAAATTATGAAAGATAAAAATTTAGAAGAATTATGGGAAGAATTCGAAGAGTATAGAGTGAAGTCAAATACAGACTTTAGTTACATTTGTGGAATGTATAACAGAAATGTAGAAAAGATGACAAAAAAAGATTATAGAGATTTGATTACAAAATTTCTTGAAGAAGATTCTTATAATCACGATACGCTTGAAAAATCATTAAAAATTTATATAAACAACTTTAAAAGAGAAATTGAAAGCCAAAGAGCTTGGAACGAAGATTATTATCAAGAGTTATTAAAAAAATACAAAAAAGTTAAAGAAAAAAATAGTCCTCAAAACATATATGGAGATTTATACCATGGTTTTTTAGATCTGGAACAAGAAGAATGTCAAAGATGGAGAGATAAAAAAATTGATATTACTAGAGACGAACTTGATAATGTGATAAATGCTGTGAGAAGACAAATGCTTGAAGATAGAGAGTCTATAAGAGAAAGCGAAAAGTGCCTAGAAAATGATGATAAAGCAAGTATTACTGGTCCTATATACGATGATGATGAGCTACCAACTTATTATATAACTGTCGATGGCAACACTTTTGAAACTACTGACATAAATGTAGTAAATAAATATAGAAAATAAGAAAAGCTCTCATAAAGAGAGCTTCCTTCCCTGCGTTTGCAGGAACTAATTGAGATCGTTAGATCTTACCCTTAACTATAAAGGGTCACACCCGCGTTTGCGGGAACTATTTGTATAATTTATATTATATCGTAATAAATAAAAAAGTCAAGGAGAAATGTATGACAAAAAGAAAAGGCTATAAAGACATTGAGCAACAATTAGAAGCAGACAAAAGGTATTTAAAAAATAATCCTGAGGCACGAGAAAGAAAAAGAATTAGTTCTTTGAGGTCGAGCTGTAGACGATATATAAGAGAGTTTGCGACAAAAGAAGAATTAATTGAGTTTAAAAATTTAATTGAAAAAAAATTGAAATAATGGTTGACATAGTATTAATACTATGTTATACTATAGTTACAGTAAAGGAAATGTAAAAAATAAAAGGAGAAAAAAGATGAAGAATTTAAAATTAGAAAGTATAGAAATCAAAAACAACACAAGATGGTTGAACGGAAAACAAAATATTGAAAGTTATAACTATATAGATAAAGATATTAATACAGATGAAGAAAAAATAATAGCTGCTATCGAATGTTTTCATTGTTATTTATTATCGCTTCCAGTTTGGAATATGTTAAATGAAGAATGCGATGGGGAATTAGATTTCGACGAAGATTTCGTTGCAGAAATGTTATTTGAAATGTGCTACCACAGAAACAGAGAAAATGATTTAGAATTAAAGAAAAAAATTGGAAGATGTATTTTAAAACTATACGATAATGAAACTATAGTTCAAATCAATAATGTATTACTTTATTTAGAAGACGACTACGATGGAAAAGAAAAACACGATACTTTAAAAGAAATTTATATTTTAGATATGTATTTATCACACGATATAAAAGATTTATATTTATATAACTTTAATTATGAACAAATTTTAGAAATATATGAAGGTTTTAAAAATAGAGTTGATGCTAGAATTTACGCAAAGGGAACATACGACTGGAGACAAATGAAAGAAATTAGAGAAAGACTGGAAGAAGAAAAAAGAAAAAGCACTCTTTAATGAGTGCCTTTCTAATACCTATATGATTACATCATACTCAAACTATGCTTGATGATTTAATTATATCGTAATAAATTAAAAAGTCAATAGCTATAACTTATGCAACAAAACGGCAACACAAAATCAAAATGTATAAAATAAATTAGAGAGTTCAGCGACTCTCTTTTTTTATATTCAAAATCAGACTAAAATATGCAAGAAACTGTATAAAATCAGTGCAGAAAAATTCTTACCGAAAGTTTTACCGAAAAATTTTGAAAAAACTTGAGATATTTAGATAAAAATACCGACATTAAAAAAATAAAAAAGCCCATTTATCAACGTTTTGAGTTGTAATGAGCTAATTTGAAAATATATGGTGGAGATGAGGAGTATCCTACGAACCTTATAATTTCAACGTTTTAAAAATATTTACAGAGTATTTACCGAGTTTATCCGATATAATTCACAAAATTGTCAAGCGAATCTTTTTCCGCGTCTTTGGTTAAATGGGCGTAAATGTTCATCGTGGTCTTGATATCCGCGTGTCTTAACCTTTGCTGTACTGCTTTTATACTTGCTCCGCTTGATATCAGTAAACTTGCGTGAGTGTGTCGCAAATCGTGAACTCTTATTCTTTTTATATTAGCAAGTGTTGTGTATTTGGTGAGAGCTTCACCTACACGAGACGGATAGATGTACTTGCCGTTATTGTTAAATACTATAATACTTGATGTTGTTTTTTTAAGATTTCTTAAAATCTGTAAGGTTTCTGCATCTAACAATATTTCATCTTGTGATGATTCTGTTTTTGGAGCTTGACGGATTAGTTTGCTATTATCTCCAAATCCAATAGTGTGATTTATCGTTATTGTTGATTTCTTAAAATCTATATCACTCCAATGTAGTGCCAAAGCTTCCGATTTTCTCAGACCTGCATAGATTAGCAGCCTGAAATACGCGTACCACATTTCATCATCGATTACTTCCATTAATTTTTTAACTTCTTCTTTATCAAGATAATTTATGTGCTTTTTATATTTTTTAAATTGAGGAATTATAACTTTTTCAAATGGATTTTCTTTGATTAAGCTAAGTTTAAATGCGTACTCCATAACTGATTTAGCGTAGTCGTAGATTTTCTTACCCGTTGCGTATGAGGTTAAAGAATTTATGAAGCCTTGACAGTCAAAAGAGGTTATTTTGTTGATGTCTTTATCTTTAAATACTACTAAAATATGATTATTGAAAATCTGTTTAGTTTTCGCGAGTGTAGTTTCTTTTACTGTGAGTGAATAGTTTTTTAACCATTGTTGATATATTTTTGAAAATGTTATTGTTTTTTTCTTTTTGTTGTTTTTGTTACTTTTAAATTCGTATTTTAATTTATTTACTAGATCCTTGCATTCTTTTTGTGTTTTAAATCCAGCACGCGAAATCTCACACTTTACGCCATTGTCGTATGTGCCGATGTAGGCTTGGACTTTGTACAGCGTTTGAGTGTCTTTTTTATATTTTGTGATTTTCATAAATTAACTCCTTTTTAAAAAAGAGCATACGTGATATAATACAAGTGCGAATTGTGAGTATATTTTATATGCTCTAGTATCCCTGCGTATTTTTACGCGGGGGTATTTTTTTGTTATTTAGTCATAGCTAAAGTTTGTCTGTATTGTTCTGCTTTAGCTATTTCTGTAAATTCAACAGTGGCGTTGTAGTTTTCTTTTACTACTTGTTCTATTTCTGATAGTGGTACTTTGAAGAATTCTTTGCGTTGATTTACTTTATTAACTTCTCTATCCCTGAATTTTTGATGCAAGGTTGTTTCTAAGCTTGGAGCATCGTCTGAAAATATCATTGCATGGACATCAAATTCAAAAGGAACGGAAGCACTGCCAAGTTCTTTGATTCTATCCATTGGTTCTAGTCTTCTTGTCATTCCTATTTTGTAGATGTCTTCGCCGAAAGAGCCAATGTTGGATATTACATACACGAATCCTGCACGAGTATTTGCTTCTCTATCAAATACGTTCTTTTTATCTGATTCAAGTAGTTTAAGTTTTTCTTCCAAATCCTTGATTTTATCAAGATATAATTTCTTTTCGATATCGTCTTTTGCTTTGTTTAAATATAACATTAATTTATTTTGTTCATTTCTAAATTGAATTTCTTCTTTTTCAATCTTTCTTTTTTCTCTTTCTATTTCTCTACGAACTTTTTCTTCTTCTACCATTTGCTCTCTGATAGCTTTTTGTTGTTCTTTTTCTTGCTCTAATTTAAGATTATATTGATGGTAAAGATTTAATTCTTCAAGTTTTAAATTTAAATACTCTTTTTTTATTTGTATATAATCTTCTGCAAAAATTTTATTCGTTAATTCAAAGGCTTTGATTATTCTTGCTCTTGATGAGTCTACATTGGATAGTGTTAGTTTATTTAGTATGATATTAGCGTCAGATGTGAAATTTTTAAGTATTTGTTTAGTTAAGTTGTTATCTCTTTTATTAGAATCTGAGTAGGATATTCTAACAGCTTTTCCCGATTTTATTAATTCTTTGATTTTTAAATTAACAAGTGAAATTTCATTTTTTATCTGGGCAGATGTAATATCGCTGTAGTCTCTAGTATCAATGTATTTAACAGTTAATTCTTTAGAATAATCATCTATAATTTTTTCTAAGTCTTCGATTTCTTTTATTTTAGATTCTTTTAGGCGTTCATATTCTTTTTCAGTTTTTTCTATTAGTTCTTCGTGCTCTTTTTCAGTTTGTTCTTTTAGCTTATTTGCTTCCTCAACTGTGTTTTCTTTTTGTTTTTTTATTTGTTCAATATCACCTAATAGTTTGTTTTTTTCTTCAAATTCTTCAATGTTTTTGATTGAGTATTGTGGATATTTTGCGTTTGCTTTTTTATTAAGTACAAACGCCAATACGAGAATTGGAACTCCTAAAATTATGAATGGTGGGATTAAAGTTAGACCACCAAATATAAATAATAAGTTCAAAAATATTCTGTTATAATAAAATGGTTTTTTGTCTGTATTCATATAGTTTCTCCTTTTAGTGTTTTTAATCGAGCATTACGTTATACATAACGACTTTTCCTATAATTTGAACTTCTTCTTCGTCCAAGTTATAGATTATGTCGGTATGTCGCGGATTAGTAGATTCTGGTCTAAAGATTATTCGGTTGTGTTCTTGGTCGTAGAAATATCGCTTAACAGAGTAGCAGTAGTCGTGATTAAAGGCGACGATGTCTCCGTCTTGGATGTCATAAATACTTTTAAACTCAAGTATACCTACAAGGGAACCATCAGGGATTATTTTATTCATACTATCTCCGGAGATATTTATAAAGAAGATGTCTTGATTTGCATACTTACCAAGCATAGAATCGGGTACAGATAGTTTTGAGTAGTTTTGACCTTCGATAGGGATTGGCTTTCCAGCAGCGGCACTAGAATCAATATATTTATATGAACGCATAACATTAGCACGTCCAATGATTTTGATGTCGCTTTTGCTATCCAAATCTTCCTTGATAAGTTTATCAATATCTATTTGAAATATTTCAGCAACTTTTTTTATGGTTGACAAGTTAGGTTCATTGTCTCCAGTTTCCCACCTTTGGATAGTTGTAAATGACTTGTAACCTAATTTATCAGCTAATTGGTCTTGTGAAATACCACGCATACGCCTTAAAAACCTAACGTTTTTACCGAAAGTATTCATAATTTCACCTCATTTTTTATATTTTATGGTTAAATTATAACTCTAACTAGACTAAAAATCAAGATATTTTGATAAAATTCTTGAAATACTTGATAAAAAATCAAGAAAAGTATTGACTTTACTTAAAATCAAGTATATAATATATTTAGACTAAGAAAGACAAGGAGGTATGAGTATAGGATATGAAATATAGTTTAAAAGAATTAAGAGCTAGAAAAGATAAAACACAAAAAGAAATGGCTGAATACCTTGGAATTTCAACACAAACTTATTGTGATTGGGAAAAAAATCCTGGTATGATTAAGCTAAGCAAATTAATTGAAATTGGTGAATATTTTGATATAAGCATATCTGAAATAAAAAATTAATTTTTTTTTAATCAAAAACCTGATTTAAAATCAAGTTAAAGGAGGGTAATATGGAAATTACATTATCAGATGATTTTGTAGAAAAGTTAGCTGATAGAATACGAGATTTTATTCCACGTGAAAATCAGACTACAGATAACACAAGAGAAATTATGACTGAAGATTATGTTATGAGCAGTGAGTGCTTAGATGTTAGTTACAACACATTAGCAAACTACAGAATTATGGGATTAAAATCAACAAAAATAGGCGGAAAAAGATATTATTTGTTGGAAGATGTAAAAGAATTTTTAAAAAGAAATCAAATGTAGGAGGAAATTATGGAAAAGAAATTAGAAAGTTATGATAGAGCTTGGGTAGGAATTGAAAGACCTAGTTTTGAAGATTTAAAAAGAAAAAGCAGAAAAATAAAAATCAAGAAGAAAAAAGAAGCTTCTGGAAAACTAGAAGATATGAAGCTTATTTGTGATATGTCAATGAGAATTTTAGGGTTCTTAATTTTATTGAATTTATTAGTAATTACGAGTAGGTTTTTGTAAATGGAAAATAAAAATCGATACATGATAAGTGGCGAAAACGCCATGAGGATAATTTTAGATATAGCTAAAAAGAATAATTGCAAAGTTGAAGACGGATTTTACTTGTGTAATACGTTGAAATACCTAATCAGATACAACGACAAAAACGGATTAGACGACTTATTAAAAGCTAAAGATTATTTGGAAATGTTGATTTGTTATTTAAGCAACGCGGACGAGGAATAATGGGCAGAAAAAGTAAATATTCAGAAATACAAATACAGTTTCTACTTGAGCATTTAAGTATGAAAAATGTAGAATTAAAAGCTTTGTTTGAAGAAAAATTTAACGCAGAAATCGACAGACATTATATAGCTAATTTAAGGGTTAGAACGAAAGCAAAAGAAGAAAAAGATAAAAACAGATTTAATTTAAAAATTGGCGATAGCTATGTAAATAAAGATTCCAAATTATCAGAAGAAATTTCAGAAAAAGTAAAAGAAAATGTAAATATTTTTAAAAATATGGCAATAAGAGGTGTAAAAAAATGGCAGTAGGTAGAAAAGACTATTTTGAAAGAAAAGAAGCAAGAATTGAAAGATTAAGAGAAAAAGCAGACAAGATGAGATCTGAAAGCGTAGATGCTTTTAAAGACGCAAGAAAGATACAAGATACAATTCCACTAGGTCAGCCAATTCTGATAGGACATTACTCAGAAAAGAAGGCGAGACGAGATAGAGACAGAATTGATGCTAACATAAAAAAGAGCATAGAAAAGCAAGAACAAGCTGAATATTACGGTGATAAACTTGCAGCAGCTAAAAACAATACAGCTATAAGCAGCGACAATCCACAAGCTATCGAACTCTTAGAAGATAAAATATCGAAATTAAAAGCGAGACAACAAAGATACAAGGATATGAATAAGTACTACAGAAAGCATAAGACGATGGTGGGTTTTGAAGATTTAAGCGATGAGAAAGCAGAAGAAATCAATAAAAGAATTGATGAAGATTATAGCTTCAATAAAAAACCTGCACCAAGCTATATATTGAGCAATTTAAATGCAATGATTAAGTCGGCTGAAAAAAGATTAGACCAATTAAAAGAGCTTGATGAAATGGATTATGAAGAAATAGAATTTGATAATTGCACAGTGATTTCAAATGATGAAACAAATCGTGTAGAAATGCATTTTGGATATAAGCCTGATGAAGATGTGAGATCACTATTGAAAAGAAAAGGATTCAAATGGTCTAGAAATAATAGCTGTTGGCAAAGAATGAGAAACAAAAATAGCTTGAATATAGCTATTAATTTAGCTAAAGAAATAGACGAAATGTAAAGGAGTAAATATGAAATTTAGAGCAACTATAGATTTTGAAATAACCAATGACTGTATGAGAACTCTTTATGATAACTCACTATACAAGCTAAAAGAAGAACTAGACGCGTATTTCAAACATTTATTGGTGGTAGATTTTGAAAAAGAAGTAGGAGTACAAGGTTTTTATAGAGGAACTTATTTAAAAAAGTTATAAAAGGAAAAACGACTGTGTCCCACTACAAACACAGCCGATAAGAAAAAATATTATTCAATGTGATTATATCACGAAAGGACAAAATATGAAAATAAAATTAATTGAATTAACAATAGAAAACTTTAAAGGTATTGAAAGTTTGGTGGTTGATTTCGCAAAGACAACACATATAAGCGGTAGAAATGGAACTGGAAAGACAACTGTATTTGATGCGTACAGTTGGTTACTGTGGGATAAAGATAGCACAAACAGAAAAGACTTCAATATCAAACCAATAAACAAAAATGGAGACGTTATTCATAATATCGAGTGCAAGGTTACTGGAATTATTGAGGCAGACGGACAACAAATTGAGTTGATGAAAGTGTATAAGGAAATCTGGAGCAAGAAAAGAGGAAGTACACAAGAAACATTCACAGGAAACACGACTGATTATTATATAAATTCTGTACCGATTAAAAAATCAGACTACAACAATCGTGTGGGCAGTCTGATTGATGAAAAGTCATTTAACTTATTATCAAATCCAATTTATTTCAATGCGATTTTAGATAAAAAAGAGCGTAGAACAATGCTTTTATCACTGATTGATGATGTGGATAAAAACGAGATATTAAAAGCAAACAAAGACTTGAAAGAGCTTGATTTGGATAACTACACGATAGATGAATTAAAGGCGATGGCGAAATCAAGTATGAAGAAGATTAACGACGATTTGGAAGACATTCCAATCAGAATTGATGAGCTGATAAAAAGCAAGTCAGACATAGATTTTGAATCGCTTGAAGTAATTAAAAAAGAAACAGAAGAAAAAATCAAAGAAATAGACGATACATTATCAAGTTCAAATGATAGCGTTGATATTATCACGAAAAAGAATGCAGAAATACAAGAACATATCGATAAAATGCGTGATATAAAAGCAGAAGTTGATAATTTCAATAATCAACAAGTTTCAAGAGTAAACACGGATTATGAAAAGAAGAGACAAGCTTTCTACGATACAAAAGAAAGACTGGAAAAAGAAATTGAAAACAACGAAGATGACAAGAAATTCAAAGAACAAAACATAGCTATATTTCAACAGTCAATAGATAAAAACAATGAAAACTTGAACGCATCAAGAAGTAGATGGGTAGAGGAAAATGGCAAAGAATTTAATGAATCGTTAAATTGTCCAGTTTGTGGAAAAGAGTTTGACGAGGACAAGAAGAATGAAATTATAGCTAATTTCAATAAAAACAAGGCTGAAAAATTAGCGGAAATTGAAAGACAAGCTAATCAAATAAAGATAAATATCAACGCAGCTGAAGACGATATAACAAGGATAAAAAAAGAAATTGATAAGATGAACGCCACAATATTAGGCGACAAGCAACATTTGGACTTACTAGGAGAGTTTACAGAAACTAGAAAAGTGCCTGAAATCAAGCAACTTCCAGATGAATACAAGGAACACGAAAAAGCAATTGAAAAGATAAAAAAAGAATTGAAATCTATTGCAAGTGTTGATAATTCAAGACTAAAAGACTTAAAAGAAAATTACAAAAGAGACCTGGAACAGATGATACAAAAACTTGCTAAAAAGGAACTCAATGCAGAAATCGACAAAAAGGTTAAGCTGTACGAAAAAACTGAAAAAGATTTGGCGAAAGAGTATGAAAATAATCAAAGAATTGTGTATCTGACAGAAGAATACATCAAGATTTACACAGATTTAGTGCAAGACAAAATCAATGAAATGTTTAAAGACGTGAAATTCAAACTATTTGATACACAAGTAAATGGTGGAATTGTTGAGACGTGCGAAGCAACAGTAAAAGGCGTGCCTTATTCAGATGTAAATAATGCAGGAAAAATCAACGCAGGATTGGACATTATAAACACAATATCAAAGAAATTAGATGCAAGTGTTCCGATTTTTGTAGATAATGCTGAAAGTGTAAACAAAATAATAGATACAGACGGACAAATCGTGAAGTTGTTTGTATCAGATGATAAAGAATTAGTTGTAAAAGGAGAATAAAAATGAACGAATTAGCAAAACAAGAAAAAACAATTGTAGACAGCGTACAAAATAGAATTGCGGAAATGCAAAACAAAGGAAGCATAGAACTTCCAAATAACTACAGCGTTAGTAACGCATTAAAGAGTGCATATTTGGTATTACAGGAGACACAAACGCGAGATAAAAAGCCAGTATTACAAGCCTGTACACAAGAAAGTATCGCAAATAGTTTATTAGACATGGCGACACAAGGACTTAATCCAAGCAAGGAGCAATGTTACTTTATAGCCTATGGAAATAAATTGACGATGAGCAGAAGCTACCTTGGAACGATAGCACTTACAAAAAGAATTAACGGCGTAAAAGACGTAAAAGGTTACGCCGTCTATAAAGGCGATAAGTTCGAGTTGGGATTTGACATTCTTACTGGAAGACAAAAAATATTGGAGTTTTGTCCAGGTCTTAATCGAGACAGTAAAAATCTGATTGGAGCTTTTGCTTTGATACTTGGAGATAACGAAATATTACACACTGAGTACATGGATATTAATCAAATTCATAACGCCTGGAATCAAGGAAGTATGAAAGGAAATAGCGGAGCACATAAGAACTTCCCTGACCAAATGGCGATAAAAACAGTTATTAATCGTGCTTGTAAATATTATGTATCTACTAGTGATGATAGTGACAAGATTGCAGACTTTATGAACAAAACAATAGAGGATACAGACAGAGAACTAGAAGAAGACAAGAAAGAATTTGCAAACAAGGAAGTAGTTGAAATAGAAGAAATTCCTGAAAATGTAGACGTAGAAACAGGAGAAATAATCGAAGCTGAAATTGAAGAAACAAACAATAATCAAGCACCATTTTAGGAGCGTGAAATGATAGATGTTAAGACGATTGGCTCAGGTAGCAGCGGAAATTGCTACCTGGTCAATATAAACAATACGAAGATATTACTTGAATGCGGACTACCTTTTAAGAAGATACAAAAAGCGTTGAATTATAAAGTGTCTGATGTAGATTTTTGCTTAGTAACGCATGAGCATATGGATCACGCCAAGGCAGTTAAGGATTTGATGAAAGCAGGAGTTGACTGTTATATGACAAAAGGAACGGCAGAAGCATTGGGAGTTAGTGGTCATAGGTTAAAAACTTTTAGACCGTTTGAAAATGCACGATATTATTCAGAAGTAATCGATGGGATAATGGTTTTACCTTTCGAAGCCGTCCACGACGTATCAGAGCCCGTCAGTTATTATATCGGGACTTATGGCAGATATGATAAAGAAGAATCCGTTGTCTTTGTGACGGATACTGCATATATGAAATATAAAATACCTGCCTGCGATGTCCTGATGATTGAATGTAATTATGTGAAGTCAGCTTTAGATGAGCGTGTAGAGTGTGGAAAAATCAATGTTAGTCTGAGAAATCGTATAGTTAAAAATCATATGAGTTTGGAAACTATTTTAGAGGCACTAGAAGACGTTAAAATGACGAGATTAAAGAGAGTATATGTATTACACCTTAGTGATGGCAATAGCGACGAGGAATTGATAAGAGATAGTATAGAGAAGAAATTAGGAGTACCAGTAGAGGTATGCAAGGAGGAGTAAATGAATAATGTGAGTTTAATGGGAAGATTGACAAGAGATGCTGAATTGAGATATGCATCAAATATAGAAATGGCGAATGCGAGGTTTGTAGTAGCGGTAAATAGAAAGCTAAGTAAAGAAAAAAGACAAGAGGCAGAAAACAACGGATATCCTACGGCTGATTTTATTAGTTGTATGGCATGGGGGAAAACGGCGGAGAATATAGGTAATTATTTCCACAAAGGAAATAGAATTGCGATTACAGGTCACATTCAAACGGGATCGTACGAAAAAGATGGGCAAAGAATTTATACAACTGATGTGGTGGTTGATAGTTTTGATTTTGTTGAGTCAAATAAAGATAATAATACTAATCAAGGATATAGCAATCCAGCCGATTTGGGTATGAGCGGACAAGAATCATTTGATAGTGATTTACCGTTTTAGGGAGTGATTAAATGGCTTATGGTTGGATTAGTATTCATAGGAAGATACAAGACAACAAAATGTGGGAGGATAAGCCTTTTTCAAGAGGTCAAGCATGGATTGATTTGCTTTTATTAGCCAATCACGAGGACAATAAAATCATTTTTAATGGAAGCTTGGTTGAAATAAAGAGGGGCGAAAAAATAACGTCCCTCAGAAAATTATCCGAACGCTGGGGTTGGAGCATTACGAAAGTAAAAAAGTTTTTAAATTTGTTAAGTGATGAAAACATGATTAGCTATAAAAGTGACAACAAAAAAACCACTTATAGCATTGTAAATTACGATGTTTACCAAGATAACGAAAACACAAAAAGTAACACAGAAGTAACACAGAAAGAAATCAAAAATAAAACAGAAAGAAATCAAAAAGAAATCAAAAATAAAACAGAAAGAAATCAAAAAGAAATCAAAAAGAAACAAACAATAATGAGTAATAATGAATTAATAATGAGTAATAACACTACAGGTGTTGTTCCCCCTCCAGAAGAAATGGATTTAGATAATCCAAAGTTGGCTGAGCTAATAAAACTATATGAAGATTGTGGTTTTGGTTTGATAACACCTTATAGTGCGAATATGTTACGTGATTATATGAATGAGTATAGTTATGAGTGGGTCAAGGAAGCTATTGAAATAGCTGAACAAAATGGAGTTAGAACATTAGCATATATTCGTGGTGTGTTAAACAAGAAAAAAACTGGTGAGGATAAGCCTAGAAATAATTTCAAAAAGAAAGAGACTTATTACAGACCGAAACAAGACGATGACGTAACTGAGAAATCAAAGGTAAATACAAATGCTATTGCTATGCAAAGGATGCAAGAGGAGTTTAAAAAGATGAGGGAGAATAAGAATAACGAGAAGATATAGCAAGTATAATGCAAAAAAAATCAAGATTGATGGACACACCTTTGACAGCAAAAGAGAAGCTCAGAGATATTGTGAATTAAAATTGTTTTTAAGAGCAGGAGAAATTAAGAATCTAGTACTTCAACCTAGATTCTTGCTACAAGATGAATTCTTTGATAAAAACGGAGTAAAACATAAAAAGATTGAGTATGTTGCAGACTTTTTATACATCGATAACGATGGCAAGGCTATTGTAGAAGATGTTAAAGGTGTTTTGACAGATGTCTATAAGTTGAAAAAGAAGATGTTTTTAAAAAAATACGATAATCAATATGATTTTAGGGAGATTAGATGAAATTTAGAGTTTGGGATAAAAGCATAAACTATATGGACGATAGAGTCAGAGTTACAACAACAGATGATTATATGAAGGTTGAAGTTCTAGACGCTTTTAGTGATTGGAGAGAGCTACAAGAGGGACAATACGAACTAATGCAATCGACAGGATTATTTGATGAAAATGGCGAAGAAATTTACGAAGGAGATATATTAACAGATGAGGGTAGTTTCGAAAATGATAGTTGGGATTATGCGACTATAGAATTTGATGAAACTGATTATACGTATTACCTAGATTGGAAAAACGAGGGGATTTGTCAAAGTATAATGGAATGTGAAAACTATTCTGTTGCAGGTAATATTTACGAAAATAAAGATTTGATGAAAAATACTATTTTGAAAGGTTAAAAACAAGTTTAAATGAACTTGCAAAAAAAGTTGGAATGATTGAAGAAAAGGAGAAAGAAATGGGAATTGATGAATTAAATACAAAAATTATTGAATGGGCTAAAGAACGCGAAATAGACAAAAAAGGAACTATTCAAGGACAAGCAATGAAGACAATTGAAGAAATGAGTGAGCTTATAAAAGGCATCTGCAAAAATGATATTGATTTGATTAAAGATAGCGTCGGCGATGTTTATGTTACATTAGTTATTGGTTGTATGTTAAATAATAACGTTATTTGTCAAAATTATGTTCAAGATTTTGGAAGATACAGAACAAAAGAAAATATGATTGAAAAGATATCAGGGCAAATTCTCAATCTTAGTGTTTGCTATGAACCTTATAAAGATTCTTGTGTTTTAAAATTGGTAAGATTATTAGAATCAATCGCTTTTGAATATAAAACAGATTTAAGAGAATGTGTTCAATTAGCTTATGATGAGATTAGCAGTAGGAAAGGTAAGATGATAAACGGCGTTTTTGTAAAAGAGGCTGATTTATAATGAATCGTAAAGAACGCAGAAAAGCAGGAATAAAGACAAAAGTTCCAACATATCGATTTACACAAGAGCAGCTCCACGCAGAAATAAATAAAGGAATTGACAAATTTAGAGAAGAAATAAAAGACGATGTGACGGATAAAGCGTTGAGGGTTATAGCTTATGTGCCGCTTATTGTTTTACGCGATAAGTGGGGATTTGGAAAGAAAAGACTAGAAAAATTCTTATTTGAGTTTGCTGAACAAATAGATTGTTTAGAAAATCAATATGTTAGTTTCGATGATATGATTGCAGCGATTAAAGAAGAAACTGGATTAAATGTAGATAACTACGTTAAATTTTGAGGTGATGCGGATTGAATAGTTACACGAGGAATAAACTATCCAGGGAAATTAGGAAATATTATTTGACAAAAGAGAGACTACTTGCAGTTGATGAAAAAATGAGGGAGCTGCAAGATAAAAAACTAAGGGTAAAAGGGATTGATATGAGTGTTGCTCCAAATTTTGGCGGCGGTAGTAGGTATGAAGATTCATTACTTGATATCATAAGTGATTTAGATATGCTTGAAAAGAATAAAAAAATAATGTTGCAAAGTTGTAAAGCGGTAGAGAAATGTTTTGAGGGAATGAAAGAATTCGAAAAAGAGTTGCTACTTAAAATGTATGGAGAAAGGTGCAATATTGATAAGCTATGTAGACATTACAGTTATAGTCGAGGTAATTTATACAAAATATCAAACAGGGCGTTAGAAGAATTTGGACTTTTGTTATACGCAGAAGATTGATAAAAAAACAAGGGATTGCGAAAATATTGAGACAAAAACATATACTTATTATGATATTATGATATTGGGAATAGATAAGGATTGCTATATATTCACCTTCTATTATTTTTATATTTTAACTTAAAGTCGATATTTAAAAATATCGGCTTTTTGTTTTGCGTAAAAAGAGGAGAAAGGAGAAAAGAATTGAAAAAGAAAATTGAAAACATAGTCTATAAAAACGTTGAGGAACTTATTCCATACATCAATAATCCAAGAGACAACGAAAACGCTGTTGATGCAGTTGCAAGTTCAATAAAAAATTTCGGATTTAAAGTGCCTATAGTAATAGATTCTGAAAATGAAATCGTAAACGGACACACGAGGTTAAAAGCTGCAAAGAAATTAGGGATAGAGGAAGTTCCGTGTATTGTTGCAGATGATTTGAGTGAAGCACAAATAAAAGCTTTTAGATTAGCAGACAATAAAGTATCAGAGTTAGCTTCTTGGAATTATGAGCTACTTGAGAGTGAATTGAGTGAGATTTCGAATATAGATATGTCAAGCTTAGGTTTTGAAGATATGAAGTTTGAGGATTATATAGACGAAATGGATTATTTATCAAGCACGAAAGGGGAAGCAGATAGTTTTAATGTGAGTTTCGAATTTCCCAAGCAAGATGAAGATATAATTTTGAAGTATATTGACAAGGTTACTAAAGATGTAATCGTAGAAAGAATAATTGAGGAGGCGATTAATAATGCCTGATTGTGGAAGCCAAGTGTATTTATGCGACGTGCCGATTAGGTTTGACACGTATCGTGGGTGTAGTCATAGATGTGAGTATTGTTTTGCAACTAGCAAAAATAAAGATATGTTTAAAAATATAAAGCCAAATGAAGGACTAATAGCTTTGAAAAATTTTGTTGAGGGTAAAAGGAATCAGAATACACAGTGGTGTGATTGGAATATACCTTTACACATTGGAGGGATGAGCGATCCGCTGCAACCAATTGAAAAAAAGTATGGGATTACGTATGAGTGTTTGAAGTATTTAGCAAAAACTCAATACCCTTTTATTATTTCTACGAAGGGTATTTTGTTGAAAGATGACAAATACATAGAGATATTATCGAAGTGCAATTGTGTAGTTCAAATATCCGCGGTGTGTAGTAGCTATGACAAAATAGAGCAAGGGTGTCCAACGTACGAGGAACGACTAAACATAGCTAAAAAGATATCACCGCACGTTAAAAGAGTTATTTTTAGGATACAGCCGCATATTACTGAAGTTAAAGATGAAGTCTTGGGTAATATACCTAAAATCAAAGACGCGGGAGTATATGGAATAATTTTAGAGGGAATGAAATTCAATAAAAAGAAAGAGGGCTTAATTAAAATTGGTGGGGACTATGTATATCCACTTCAAGTTATAAAGCACGATTTACTAGAAATAAAGCAAGAAGCTCATAAGTATGGGTTGAAGTTTTACTCAGGAGAGAATAGAACTAGAAATTTGGGGGATAGTTTGTGTTGTTGTGGGTGTGGAGATATGGAGGGATTCAAGCCTAATAAGTTTAACTTGAACCATATCTTAAATGGAGAAAGACCTAAACCAACAGAAAAAATGAAACAAATAGGAACGGCATATCCTTTTAAAGGGTTAGACCAAACCACCAGCGGAGGACACAGACTAGCAAAAGAGAGTTTCGCAGGTGAAATGATTAATTACTATAAAAACAAAAAAGATACAGTTTTAAAAGTGCTAGGAAAAAAAGAATAAAAATATAAAACTAGCACAAACAAAAATGTGTATGTGGGAGAAATGTAGTGGCTAGAGGTAAGTATCAGGAATGGCTTAAAGAAGAAAACTTAATATTATTAAAATCGTGGGCAATGGATGGGCTTACTGATGAACAAATAGCCGAAAACATAGGGATTAACAGAAAAACGCTGTATGAATGGAAAAACAAGTACGACCTCATTAGTGACGCCTTAAAAAGAGGTAAGGTTGTGTTTGATTGTGAGGCAGAACAAGCACTGCATAAAGCAGGAGTAGGGTATTTTGTTGAAGAAGTAGAAACTTTTATTACAGACACAAACGGAATTCAAACCAAAAGAATTAAGAAAAATAAAAAGTGGATACCACCAAATGTTACAGCGTTGATATTTTGGTTAAAGAACAGACAGTCTGACAAATGGAAAGATAGAAAAGCGGTAGAAGAAACTAACTTCGAAAATAAAGAAATGCAGAAATATTTTGAATTGTTAGATAAAGAGATGGTTAACGATGGGTAGTAATATCGATTTGATTTACACAAAAAAGCAGCAGGAAGTGTACAAAGATGTATTAAAAAAAGACTGGTTCATATCAATACTCCATGGAGCTAAGAGAAGTGGAAAAACTCAAATCAATAATGATTTATTTCTTCGAGAACTAATAAGAGTTAAAAAGATTGCTGCTAAAAGCGGAATTGATGAACCTATGTATATTTTGGCGGGAGTTAGTTCTAAGACGATACAAAATAACGTATTGAGTGAGCTGACAAACAAATACGGCATTGATTTTAAATTCGACAGACACGGTTCATTCAAACTATTTGGAGTTAAAATTGTACAAGCTTTTACAGGAACTATTGCTGGGCTTGGCGGTATTCGTGGTATGACCGCTTTCGGTGCATACATAAACGAAGCATCGTTAGCACGTAAGGAAGTATTTGCGGAAATCATATCAAGATGCTCAGGAGAAGGAGCAAGGGTATTGGTAGACACCAATCCAGATAATCCAGAACATTGGCTGCTGAAAGATTATATACTCAATCCAGACGACAATATCCTTGAACACAAATTCCGCTTAGATGACAACACTTTTTTATCTGATAGATATATCAAAAACATAAAAGCGTCCACTCCGTCTGGAATGTTTTACGAAAGAGACATCGATGGAGACTGGGTCAGTGGAGAGGGAGTTGTGTATGCTGATTTCGACAAAAATAAGCACTATTTCGAGCCGAAAACACAAAAGGCATATCAATGTACCTTTTGTGGTGTTGACTGGGGATATAAGCACTATGGTGCGATTGTAGTAATAGGCAAAGGGTATGATGGTAAGTATTACATGTTAGAAGAACATGCTGAGACCTTGAAAGAAATAGATTATTGGGAAAATATCGCAATAGATATCAACGAAAGATACGGAGATATTCCTTATTTCTGCGATACTGCAAGACCTGAGTATGTACAACGATTTATAGACTGCGGAATAGATGCAAGAAATGCTAGCAAAGAGAGAATGGCAGGAATTGAATTTGTAGCAAAACAATTCAAGACTGACAACTTGTATATTTGCAGTAGTGCTAAGAGGTTTAGAGAGGAAATATATAGCTATATTTGGAATAAGGACACAGGAGACACTATAAAGCTATATGATGACGTGTTAGACGCGTTGAGATATGCGTTATACAGTCACGAAGTAGATAGTGTGAGTGTAAACTTATTCGAGGAAGGAATTTAAAATGATTGAGTATTTAGATAAAACTTTTTATTTAGATAAAGAAAAAGAAATAAATGAGGAGCTTTTATTAGAGTTTATAAACAAACATAAGAGTTTATGTGTAAGGTATCAAAAATTACACGATATGTACATTGGTTTACACGATATTTTATATCAGGATAGTAAACCTGAGTTTAAGCCTGACAACAGACTTGTGTTCAATTATGCAAAATATATCGTTGACACATTCAATGGTTTTTTTATTGGTATTCCAGTAAAAGTTACGCATATAAACGACAGCGTGAGTGATAATATCAATTTATTCAGAGCGTATAATTCGATTGATGATGTTAACGCTGAGATATCGAAGATGTGCAGTATTTATGGACATGCGTTTGAATTGTTATTCCTGGATAATAATGCGATGGTCAATTCAACGGCTGTAGATCCACGTCAATGTTTTGTTATCCGTGATAATTCAATCACGGAAGACGTGATGTTTGGGGTTAGATATCAAATAAAAGACGAAAAGATAAGTGGCTCAATATCAGATGAAAACTACATCAGATATTTTGAAACAAACGAAGATGGAGAGCTGATATTCACGGAAGAAGAAGCTAATCAGTTTCACGTTGTTCCAATTATTGAATACATCGAAAATGAAGAAAAGCAAGGGGCGTTTGAAAATGTTGAATCGTTGATTGATGCATATAATAAGGCGATGAGCGAAAAGGCTAATGATGTGGATTATTTCGCGGACGCTTATTTAAAGATTTTAGGTGCTAGGTTAAAATATGAAGATTTAAGAATGATTAAGTCTAACAGGATAATTAACCTTGCAGGTGCGACGACGGACAAGCTAATCGTTGAGTTTATGAACAAACCAAATGCAGACGAAACACAAGAAAATTTAATCAACAGGCTTGAAAAGCAAATATTTGCTTTGTCGATGGTGGCGAACATAAATGACGAGAATTTTGGAACAAGCTCAGGGATTGCGTTGAAATATAAGCTATTGTCAATGAGCAATTTAGCGATTACAAAAGAGCGTAAATTCCAAAAATCACTATACACAAGATATAGAATAATAAGCAATGTGGCAAACAGCAAGATTAAGCAGGACGATTTGAAAGACATAGAATTCAAGTTTACACGAAATGTACCGTCAAATATTTTAGAAGAAAGTCAAATTGGATTGAATTTGAAGAATTTAGTGAGCGAGGAAACTATGTTGAATAACTTGTCAATTATTCCAGATGTCAAAGCTGAGCTTGAAAAAATGAAAGAAGAATCACAGCCAGTAATAACATATGACGATATGAGAAGCGAAGATGAACAGTAGAGATAAATATTTAAAACAACATCGAGAGTACATCAGAAAGCGTGAACTTGAACATATCAAAAATAAGATTACAGACGATAAAAAGTATCGTGCAGAATTACAGAAGATGTACAACTCAACGCAGGACGAAATACAACGACGATTGGAAAGACTGTATATTAGATATGCGAAATCAGAGGGTATAACGATTGACGAAGCGATGAAGTTAGCGGATAAAACTGATGTAGAAAAGTTTGTGAATCGTGTTAAGGAGTATGTGAAAAACAAGGATTTTTCAAAGAGAGCTAACGATGAATTAAAGTTGTATAACTTGAAGATGAGAATGTCAAGGTTAGAGCTGATGAAGCACGAAATATTGATTGAACAGATGAGATTATCGGGAAAAGAAACTGATATGCTGTACGGAAGATTGAAAGAAGATTTGATAGAAGAAACTAGAAGACAAGCAGGAATATTAGGATTAGACCCAGACTTTTATGAGGATTTTATCAGAAACTCAGATGCAATTATAAACGGAGATTTCAAATCGGCTAATTTCAGCGACAGAATTTGGGCTAATGGATATAAGATGAGAGGTAACTTGCAATCAGGAATCCACAATTCAATGTTATTGGGGGATAATCCAAGAACGTGGGCAAGAAAGCTTGAAGAAAATTTAAGCGAAGAAATGGACGACACAGGAAGACAAAATGCGTTCTACAATGCGTTTAGGTTAGCTGTGACGGAGTCTGCAAGAGTGCAGGTAAACACAGGCTTGAATTTGATGAGAAAAAGCGGATATGAAAAGTATATGTGGATTGCGGAACCTGGAGCGTGTCATATATGTGCACCATTTAATAACCACGTTTTCGATATAGAAAATTCAGATATTGGCGATGAATTGCCACCTATGCATCCGTTTTGTAGGTGTTCGATTGCTGCGTATTATAACATTGACGAAGAACAAGATTCAGGGTATAATATAGATGAAAGGAAGTTTACAGAATATGCTTTGGATTATGATAAGGCTCCAGATAAGGCATACGCGTTTGAAGAAGTTTTAGGTTATACTAAGGATAACTACAAGGATTTAATTGAAAATATTTTAGAAAACATCGACGAAGGAAGCTTCATAGAAAAAGGAAACAATGGATATGGTAATCTTTTTGAACAAATTATTGAATTAAAGGGAGCTAATAATAGAATAGCTAATGTTTTAACAGCTTGGATTGAAGAAAAAAAAGGAAAAAGATTAACAAGTGCATATATAACTAACAGGAAAAAATCGAAAAAACAAGGGAGAAAATAGCGATGAAAATTGACTTGTACGATAGAATAAAATTGAAATCAGGATATGAAGCAAGCGTAGTAGAAATTCTTGAAGAACAAAAAGCATACATTTGTGATATTGACAAGGAAGATGATACGTATACTGAATTTGTTAACTATGATGAAATTGAACAATTAATTAAATAGAGCACACTAACAAGATAAATGTTAGAGGTGCTTTTTTAGTGTGACAAATTAATAATATAAATCAAACATTGTGTAGAAATACATGATGTTTTTTATTGTCGAAGCCTTGCAGACGTTAAAACTAGGGAAATAATAGTTAAGCATTATAACTTTAAATTATGGAGGGAAAAATGGAAGATAACAAAGAAATAATTGATGAAACAAAACAAAGTGTAGATGAATCGACTGAAAAAGAAACGAAAAAAGATGAAAATGTAAAAAAAGAGCAGTCAGAAAAGAAATACACTGATGAAGATGTAAATCAAATTATTAACAGCAAATTTAAAAAGTGGAAGTTGGAACAAGAAAAGAAAATTTCTGAAGCACAAAAACTTGCACAGATGGACGAAGCTGAAAAGGCTGAGTATGAAAGAAAGCAATTAGAAGAAGAACTGCAAAAGCTGAGAAGTGAAAAGACAAAAAGCGAAATGATAAGCGTATCAAGAAAGATGTTGCAAGAAAATAACATCAGTATCTCAGATGATTTGATTTCGTCAATCATTACAGAAGATGCGGACAAAACAAAAGAAAACATCAAAGCTTTTATCGAAAACTTTAACTCAGCGGTGGAAAAAGAAGTCGACGAAAGATTGAAATCAACTCCACCAAAAAGAATGTCAAATAATAAGACTTTAAGTAAAAAAGATATATTTGAAGTCAAAGACCCAGTTGAACGTAGAAAACTAATTGCTGCAAATATGGAACTATTTAGATAAGGAGTATTAAAAATGGCAAAATTAGAAAATTTAACAGAAACATTAGTAAAAGCACAATCAATTGATTTCGCAGAAGTATTCGGAAAGAAGATGACAACATTACAACAAATGTTGGGCATCGAAAGAAAACTACCAATGCCAGTTGGTTCAGTAATCAAAACATACAAGTCAAAGGTAACATTACAAGATGGTAATGTTGACAAAGGAGACTTAATTCCATTGTCAAAGGTTGAAATGGAAGAAGCAGAACCAATTGAATTAGCTTTTAACAAGCATAGAAAAGCAGTGTCTGCGGAAGATATCCAAAAGTTTGGATTTGAAAGAGCTGTAAGTATGACTGATGCTGAGTTGGTAAAAGAATTGCAAAAAGACATCAGAACAAGATTCTTTACACAATTAGACACAGCAAAAGGAAAAACAAAAGGAACAGGATTGAAAGGAGCAATCGCACAAGGTTGGGGCTCTGTTCAAACTATATTTGAAGATGACGGAGTAAACACTATTGTGTTTGTGAATCCGTTAGATTGTGCGGACTACTTAGCATCAGCTAATATTACAATTCAAAAAGAATTTGGATTGAATTACGTTCAAAGCTTCTTGGGAGCTGATATTGCAATTATCACAACATCAGTGAAAAAAGGAACACTATACGCAACAGCATCTGATAACTTATGTTTAGCGTACGCACAAGTATCGGGCGGAGAAATCAACAAGGCGTTTGATTTTGTGACAGATTCAACTGGAGTAATCGGCGTAACAAAAGATGTAAATATTCAAAGATTAACTGCGGAAACAGTAACATTGTCTGCAATTGCGTTATTTGCTGAAAGACTTGACGGAGTTATCAAAGTAACTATTGAAGCACCTAAAGCATCTACAGCAAATCCAGCTGCGTAGTTAAAAATGGGAAATGTAGAAAGAGTTTGTTCTTTAGTCTTCCCAGATAAAAATATTACAGATACTCAAAAGGAATTAATCAAAAATATAGTTGAGTTAGTAGAAGAAAGATTAAAAAGCTATCTTCCTAAAAAGTATGAGAAAATACCAGAAAAACTCAACTATATTGTAATTGAAGTTAGTATCAAAAGGTTTAATAGAGTTGGTAGCGAGGGAATGCAGAGTGAATCCGTTGAGGGTCATTCTGCAACATACCTCTCCAAGGATTTTGATGAGTATCTGGAAGATATTGATAGGTTTTTAAAGGAAGACGATGAGGACGAATATTACAGCGATAAGGTCGTGAGATTTCTATGAGATATGACAAGTCAATTAAGCTTATAAAATCAAAGACTGAGTACGATTACGACACAGGCGACACGATAAACAAATATGTTGAGGTTGTAGAAAAGATGGCGTATGTGAGTGGCGTATCGGCTGAGAATAAAAAACTTTTATTTGGAGATATAGAAACTGATACAAAAGTATTCAGAATGAAAAACGGCATCGATTTTGATTTCAACTTAGTTAAATACAAAAATAAGCTGTACAAAATCAAATCTATTCAAACATACAGAGACGATGTTGCAATTTATGGGAGTGTTGATAATGGCTAGTATTGAATTTAAAGGCTTGAATGAGTTGATGAATTACTTTAAAAAAGCTCCAAAATTGGCACAAACGGAAATGACCAAAATTGTAAAACATTGTGGGTCGATGTGTCATATTGAAGAACAAAGGCGTGTGCCAGTCGACACGGGATTTTTAAAGCGAAGTATTTTTATCACAATCAAAGACCTTGGATTAACGGCAAAAATAGAACCTACGGCAAATTATGCAGGATACGTTGAGTATGGAACTAGGAAGATGAATGCTCAGCCGTATGTACGACCTGCGTATGACAAGGCGACTAAAGAATTCGTAGAAAGAACAAACAAGTTATTTAAAAAATGAAATCACCAATTAATGACATAATCAAATTTACACGAAAAACATTAGCTGGGATTGTAGATGAAAAGCATATATACGAGTATCTTCCAGGTTTGGGAGTTGAGTATCCTATTGTTTACATTGGCGAGTGTTTTTCAGATGACATAAGGACAAAATGGGGATACGGAGCAAAAGTAACAATGAGAATTCACTTTTATAGTGATGAATACACTAAAAGAGGGAGTTTTTCGGAGTTGATAAATAAGTGTTTGCAACGTATAAAAGAGACGAAAAAAGAAAACGGATATAGATTTTCTTTAAATGATTCTAATATTCAAATCACTGGAGATAACACAACAGATAAGATGTTACTCCACGGAATATTAGAATTGGATTTTAGCTTTTTATAGGAGGAATAAATGGGAGCAGTAAAAGGTAAAGACGTCGTTTTATTGTGGAGAAAGTTATCGAAACAAAAAGAAGAAAACGCAAAATTGATGATATATGAAACAGAACACGAAGTTAAGTTGTCTGCGGATAGTGACAGCTCAAAAACAAAATTTGCGACTATCAACACATCGTCATCAACAGAAGAAGAAATTTCATTCACAACGTTTGTAGATAACAAAGATTCAATATATGATTACTTGGAAGAAGCAATGCAAACAGGCGAAAAAATGGAGTTGTGGGAATTGAACTTGACAGATGAGGACGGAAGTTTCAAGAAGAAACAAAAATACCCTGCGGTTTATCGTCAAGGTACACTAACAGAAATTACAGCGAAAAGTGGTAACGAAGATTTATTGGAAATTAGCGGTAGCTTTAAGACTGATTTCACAAGACAAAAGGGCGAAGCAACATTTACTAATGAACAATTAGAAGCTGTTGCATACGCATTTGAAGACACAACAAAAAAAGCAGAATAAGAGGATAGGCATTAATTGCTTATCCTTATTTTTTTAAAGTAAAAGGAGAAATGAATGGTAATTACATTAAATGGTAGAGATTATAGCTTGTATTTCAGCATCGCAGGGATAGATTTCTTAGATAGAGAATACTATGTAGAAGCAAGTGGAGTTAAGTTTGGATTCGGTGTTGGTATGGTGTATCAACAAATAGCAATGAAAAATGTTGTTGGCATTTTTAACGCAATTAAAGCGTGTTTAATCAACAAAGATGTAAAAGACGATGTAATAGAAGATTACATCGTAAAAGTCGCAGAGGACGACAAATTAGAAGAATTGTGCGAGGAATTAATTGATGAGTTAAAAAAGCAACCACTTACGAGAAAGTCGGTGGCGGACTTGACCAAGAGAATAGAGGACGTTCAGGAAGAACAAGCGAACAAAAAACATACAAAGAAATAATAATTGAGATTAAAAGAATGTACCCGTCCATGAGCATAAGAGAGATTGAAGATACGAGACCTAGGGAAATCGAGGTTTTAGTTGAGGCTCATAGAAAAAATATTGTGGATTGCATGTATCTTGAATCATTCTCCGCTTGGCAAAATAGACAAGTGAATTTAACTAGAAAGAATGGAAGATACGTGGTTACAGAATTTAAAGATTTATTCGATTATGAACAAACGTTGGAAGATTTAAAAGGTAATAAAAGCGATAAGACAGAAAGATTTAACAGAAAAGCATTGTCTAAAATCGCAGAATTAAATAACAGATAAGGAGGTGGAAGATGGATAGTTTTAGCGTTGTTGCGGTTATATCTGCAAACATATCAAAGTACCAAAACGCACTGAAACAAGTTTACGGCGAGACAAACAAATTAAAAGGTTTAACAGTTAGTAATAGTCAGATGATGGGAGAATCACTCCAAGGAATCGGAAAAGCGTTGACATTGGGAGTTACTGCTCCACTTGTTGGTGTTGGGATTAAAAGTGTAAAGACTGCATCAGAATTTGAAGCGGCGATGAGTCAAGTCAAGGCGATATCAGGTGCTACTGGTGGAGATTTTAAAAGGCTTGAAGATATAGCTAAAAAAATGGGTGCGACTACAAAATTCACCGCAATAGATTCCGCAGAAGCACTAAAATACATGGGTATGGCAGGTTGGAAGACTGACCAAATGATTGCAGGACTTCCACCAATAATGAATTTAGCGGCTGCGAGTGGTGAAAACTTGGGCACTGTATCAGACATCGTAACGGATTCATTAACTGCGTTTGGATTAAAAGCGACGGACGCTGCAAGATTTAGTGACGTGTTAGCTGCTGCTGCGACTAACTCAAACACCAATGTTGGATTGATGGGCGAAACGTTTAAATACGCTGCTCCAGTGGCAGGTGCGTTGGGATATTCAATCGAAGACACGGCAGTTGCTGTAGGATTAATGGCAAATGCAGGTATCAAAGGTTCACAAGCTGGTACATCATTAAGGTCTGCGTTCACAAGGTTAGTAAAGCCAACTAAAGAAGTAAACAAAGGGCTTGAACTAATCGGGTTAAGTACTGATGATTTTAAAGGAAAATCACTGCATGAAACTATAGATATTTTAAGAGATAGTTTTCAAGGACTAGACGGCTCACAACAAGCAGAAATCGCAAGTATGATATTCGGGCAACGTGCGATGAGTGGAATGCTTGGAATTATCAATGCAAGTGAAGAAGACTACAACAAACTAACTACAGCTATACAAAATTCAAGTGGGTCTGCTGATGAGATGGCAAAGATTATGAATGACAATTTACATGGAGACTTAGTTCTTTTAAAATCGGCAGTTGAAGGAGCGGCGATTGCGATTGGGGAAAGGTTGAGACCTTTTATTCGTGACGTTGTTCAAAAAATAAAAGAATGGGTAGACTGGTTTAATCAACTAGACCCTGCAACACAAGATATGATTGTGAAAATCGGTATATTCGCGGCTGCGATTGGTCCTGTGGTGTTTGCTTTGGGTGGATTCTTGAAGCACTTAACGGACATTTTTGAATTTGTCGGAAATTTAAAAGGCGGACTTGAAATATTAGGTAAGGCGTTCGGATTTTTAACGTCTCCAGTGGGATTAGTTGTTGTGGCAATTGCGGCGGTTATCGGTGTAATTGTGTATTTGTGGAATACAAACGAAGATTTCAGAAATGCTGTAATAAATATCTGGAACGCCATAAAAGAGTTTTTCTCGGCGACTTGGCAAGCCATCAAAGAAACGGCATCAAACTTATGGGAAGCAGTAAAAGATAAATGGCAGGCATTTACTGATTGGGTTAAAAACGCATGGGAAACAATGAAAGAGTTCTTCTCAAATTTGTGGGAATCTATCAAATCAGGTGCTACTAATATATGGGATAGCGTAAAAGAAGTCTGGAACGGATTCAAAGAATGGATTATGAATATGTGGAATTCTGTTAAGGATAATTTAAAAGGAATTTGGGACGGAATAAAAAGCATTGCAAAAGGTGTATGGGAAATGATTAAAATAGTGATAATTACACCAATACTGATTCTTTTACAAACATTAACTGGAGACTGGGAAGGTGCTAAAAGTTCTCTTAAACAAATATGGGAGAAGATAAAGCAGGCTGCATCTCAAATTTGGGAAGGTATAAAGCAAGTTATTAAAAATCTAATTGAAATAGCCGTAAAAATCGGCAAACAGTTATGGGAAACTTTTAAAAGTCATGTGTCGCAGATTTGGAATAGCATTAAAGCGACTGCATCAAATATTTTTAACAATATAAAAACTACTATTGTAAATGCGGTACAAAACGCGAAAACATCGGCGGTAAATAAGTTTAACGAAATGAAAAGCAATGTAATAAACGCTATATCAAATATGTTGAGTACAGTAAAAACGAGAATTACGCAGCTTCCAAGAACTGTAGGTCAAGCGTTCCAAAATGCTGTAAATAGTGCGAGAAGATTTATTTCAAGTGCAGCGTCTGTTGGTTCTAACTTGATTAGTGGTTTTGTAAACGGTGTTAGAAGTGCGGCTCATAGGTTAATATCAGCTGTTACTGGAGCTGTAAGTAATGCAATCAACGGAGCTAAAAGGCTGTTGGGTATTCACTCACCATCTAGAGTTTTTAAGGATATAGGTATTAATACGATGCTCGGAGCAGCGATAGGTATTGAAGACACAAGTAAAAAGCCATTAAAAGCAGTTGAAAGTATGGCAAGCGATATGATTAGTACGTTTAATAAGTCGTCTAGTGAGTTCAACAGTAGTTTTGGCGATGTGTCAGGTAATGCTAATTTCACGCATACATTGAAAAATGACACAACGGCAAAACAGCCTGTTGAGATTACATTCAAGATGTTTGACAAGACATTTAAAGCGTTTGTGGACGATATAACACAAAGGCAAGATGAAGTAATTAGACTGAGCGAGTATAGGATATAGGTGATGGTGTGAAAAAAATATATAAATTTGTAGATATCAATGAGACAGCACCTGAGCGTGAAAACATAATCGATGTTTTTATTGATGGAACTAATCTAGACAGAGTTGTTCCAGGGTATACGACCTTGAATGTGTATGGGCGAGAGATTATCGGTAGAAATATTAGTACCTCTAACTATCAAATAAGCAAAATTAATAATAAAACGTCGATTAGAGGTAGAAGAAAAGCCGTGCAGACTAATAAGTTTGGTTTTTCTTCGTTGCCGTCTAGAACTCTAACGATTGAATATTTGTTGGAGTGTCAAACGGAGCAAGAAATACTGAGACGATTTAACGACTTGATATATTACGCAAATCGTGAGCAAGTGCAGATTTCTTTTTCTGATGATGGAGATTTTTATTATATCGGCACGTTATCTAATTTCAATGAGTTAGAAGCAAATAAATTTAATTTTATATCAAATTTTACGTTTGAATGTATAGACCCTTACAAGTACAGAAAGACGTTAAAAAAATTTATTATTGAACCTAGAACGCAAAAAGAATTTAACTACATCGGCAAGTATGAATCGGACGTAGAAGAAATAAGGTCATTTATTTCTAAAGATATGGATAATTTGATGATTAAAAATATCACTTCTGGAACATTTATCAAGATTAATAATCCAAATCACGAGGTTATTGACGTCGTGCTTGATATAAAAAACGGAGAAGTAAGAGATACAAGCGGTAAGAATTTGATAGATAAATTAGATATATTTTCTGATTTTGAGGATTTCGCGGTAAATTACAGAGATGAGCTGTACTCAAATTCATACAAAAATACTGAGGTGTATTTCAGGGAGAAGGTGCTGTAGGTGTTTTATTTATTTGATGCAAACGAAAAACTAACAGACATAATATACAAAGATAGTGTAATATCGGCGGAACAAACTGAGGGATTATCTGAGACGATGACATTGGAAGTTGTCGTGGAAATGGATATGTTTAAAAAGTTGAAAGATGTAATTTACATCGGACACAAAGACCAAGCAGACGACACGGCGTTTCAACTGTATAAAATCGTAAGCATAAAGACTGCAGAAGAGGGAATATCAATAACAGCTGTACACGTTGTGTATGATGAAATGATGTTTTACGGATATATCAGAGAAGAAAGGCTGACAAATGCATCGGTATCGACTGCGTTAGGCAAGGTGCTTAATGGCAGTAGATGGGAAATCGGAAAAGTACTGACAAACAAAAACGCTAATTTGATGTTATACGATAATACTAGAGCTGAGGCATTGACAAAACTTATTGAAAGTTTTCAGGTTGAGCTTGGTTTCAGACTGGTATTTTCAGAAAACAAAATAACGAAAAGATATGTGGACGTTTACGAAAAAAGAGGAAAAGTAACGCACAATAGATATGTTTACGGACATAAAGCCATAAATGTAGACAAGGAAATAGATAGACAAAATGTATTCACGGCAATTGTTCCACGTGGTAAGGGCGAGGAAAAATACGACGAAGACGGAAACGCGACAGGCGGTTTTGGTAGAAGAATACAGATAACGGATATTGAGTGGAGCAAATCAAAGGGAAATCCACTCAATAAAGCTAAAGGAAAAGATTATTTAGAAATTCCTGAAATGACACTACAACACGGATTTTCAGATGGAAAAGCACGATATAAAATTGTTGTGTTTGATGAAATCGAAGACCCTAACATACTAATCCAAAAAGCTTATGAAACGTTGGTTGAAAACTGCAGACCAAAGGTGCAGCTATCAACAACGATTGGAGATAGCGGAGAAGTGGAGCTTGGAGATTCTATAATCATAATTAGAAAAGATATAGATGTGCAGTATCGTTCGAGAGTGTTCAAGATAAAAAGAAATCTGATAACTAGAGAAAATTCAGAGGTTACACTTGGCGATAATTTGAGTATTGCAAAAGTCGATTATGGGAAGTTGATTGAGTCGAAGATTGATAATCTGAAAGATGAAGTGCAGACGTCGATGACGATTAATCTAGGGCAAATGAGAAATGAACTAGAAAAGTCGATGTTTGACGATGATGCGTATAAATACGATTTAAAGCGTGGAAACAAGTATAACCTTGCTCCAGGTCTGTACACATTCAACAGACCAATCGACAAGAATCCAACAAAAGGGATTTGGATAGGTGCAGGAAAAGTCGCTATATCAAATCGAAAACGTGCAGACGGAACTTTTGATTGGACTACGTGGGCGACTGGAGAGGGTATTGTTGCAGACGTGATAAACTCTGGAACACTCAACGCCAACCTAGTCCGTACAGGAATTCTACAAGACAAAAACGCAAAAAGTTTTCTGAATTTGGATACAGGCGAATTCAACTTCGGCGATATCATCAAATCAGTTGACGGAAGAAGTATTGTAGACGGCACATCCATTGACAAAATCGATGGCGACAAAATCATTACAGGTACAGTATCTGAAAGCAAAATCAAAGATGGAGCAATCACGAATGACAAAATCAAAGACGGTGCAGTATCAAACACAAAAATCGGAAATGGTGCAGTCGATAATACAAAGTTGAAAGACAATGCAGTTAGTAATTCAAAGATTCAGAGTGGAGCTATAAGCAATTCAAAAATACAAGATGATGCAATCGACGGCGATAAAATCGCACAAAATGCGGTGCGAGGAGTGCACATTCAAAACGCTGCTATTACAAATGCAAAGATAGAGAATGGTGCTGTCACAAACATAAAGATAGCAAACAGTGCAATAGACAGAGCAAAAATCAAAGATGGAGAAATAACAAACGCGAAGATAGCAAATGCGGCGATAGACAGGACAAAAATCGAAGACGGAGAAATCACGAATGCGAAGATTGCGAACGGCTCAATAACTAATGCGAAAATCGGTACAGGTGCGATTGGAAAAGCTGAAATACAAGACGGTGCTATAACAAACGCGAAGATTGAAAATGGAGCAATTACAAATGCAAAGATTGGTTATGGAGCTATCGATAGTGCTGAAATCAAAGACGGTGCAATTACGAATGCGAAAATCAAAGACGCTTCGATTACAAATGCAAAAATCGGATACGGAGCAATAGGTACAGCTGAAATACAAGATGCAGCAATTACAAGTGCGAAAATCAAAGACGCTTCGATTACAAATGCAAAAATCGGATACGGAGCAATAGGTACAGCTGAAATACAAGATGCAGCAATTACAAGTGCGAAAATCAGTAGTCTGAGTGCGGACAAAATCAATGGCGGAACAATAAATGCACAATACATCAATGTTGATAATTTGAACGCAAGTAACATCACGAGAGGAACATTCAATGGAAATGGATTTACTAGTGGTGTGAATGGTTATGGTAGTACTGCACGATTTAACGGTACTTCAGCAAATTTTGGAGCGAATTCAGGATATGTGAAGATACGAGATACAGGTGGTCGTGGGGAAGTTAAAATCGACGGAACAGTTGCTGCTGTTGGAGCTGGATATTTCTACGAACTCAATGCAGGTGGGCTGTATCTTGACAGTGGAGGCTATCGAAAAATAAGAAATGTAAGCCACGGAGTATCTTGCAATACGAACTTCGATTGTGAAGGGATTTTATATTGCAACAGAATAACTGTGAGCAATAAAACAATAATTTTTAATACAGACGGAACTTTAAGTTGGAGTTAAGAAAGGAAAAACAAATGAAACAAAATTTAGATATTAGAATCAATGGAACAAATTTCAGACCAGGAAACGAAATAGGAATCGGATTTGAATTAGAATCGGCAGATAGAAAAGTATTTTTAAGTGGAAGTATTGCAACAGATGCAAAAAAAGGTCAAGAAGCTTTTTTTAATCAAACAGCACACTTGCTTGTTTTAGAAGAATTAGCAAAAGTGTTGACAGAAGAAGATGAGGGAAAAGGCAGTATAGCTGTAACGGAAGTCAAAAGCGAACTAGAAGCACAAATCAAAGAAAAAGATGAAAGAATAACAGCACTTGAAAATCAAGTAACAGAGTTATTACTCATGTTTACAAACGAGGAAGAAAAAGCAGAAGAACCACAAGCGTAAAGGGGGATTCACAATGAAAGAGAAATCGGTATTAGTCAAAATGCTTGCTGAAAAAGTGATATCGGGAGAAGTTAAGATTGAGCAAATCGGGAATAGATTGAATTTCAAACAAAGAGTTATTGCTTATGTTGAATACTTGAAATCACTTAAAGCAGAAGAAAAGCAAGAGGTGTAAATTATGAGATTTGACGAAATAGGACTAAAAGATTTAGTGCTTGACTTTGATAGCAACGACTTACAAGACATCACAATTGTCCAAGGAGATACAAAAACACGTGGATTTAAAGTACTTGTAAGCACAAATAACGGAGAAATAATCAAAGCATCAAGCAACTACGAAATGCGACTTTATGGGATAAATTCAAATTATCCCGACAAGTCTTTTTTCACAAAAGGCACAATAGACGGTGACTTCTACAAAGTGTATATATCAACAGATATGGCTAGTAAGTCTGGAAAACTACAACTACAACTTGCACTTTTTGAGGGCAAAAATGCTTTGATACAATCACGTATCAAAGAAGTTGATGTTTATAGAAGTATCGCAAACGGCGGAAATGTAGGAAAAGACCTTGTTGTAGACTTTGGAAAACTGCAAGATGCACTAGACAGAGCAGATGAACAATCAAGAAAATTTGAAGAAAGTCTAGTCAGACAAGAAGCAGTAGAAAGTAAAATCGCAGAAAAGCATACAGAAGTAGTACAAATCAGAGACGGATTGAAAGACGTACTGAGTACAGAAAACGCAAGAGTTGAAGCGGAAAAGAAAAGAGTGAGTGCTGAAAATACAAGAGCATCACAAGAAAAAACTAGACAATCAAACGAAAGTACACGACAATCAAATGAGACTGCACGTCAACAAAAAGAGAGCACACGTGAATCAAACGAAACTCAACGCCAAGCAGACGAAAGTACAAGAAAGTCAGACGAACAAAAAAGAATAACTGCAGAAACAAGTAGAAATTCTGAGGAAACAAAAAGAGATAATGCAGAAAAAATCAGAATAGAGAATGAAAACAAAAGAATAAGTGCAGAAAAGGCACGTGCTGAAAATGATACAAAATACAGCAAAAACGAAGAACGGAGACAACAAAACGAAGCTACTAGACAAACGCAAGAACAACAAAGAGTTGAAGCAGAAAAACTTAGACAGTCACAAGAAGACACAAGAAAGAAATCAGAAGACACAAGAACAAGTCACGAAAGCACTAGACAAGAACAAGAACAACAAAGAGCTGACGCAGAAAGCAAAAGAGCGACATCGGAGACAACAAGAGAAGAATCTGAAAAAACTAGAACATCAAAAGAGACTGAACGACAAAACGCTGAACAAACACGTCAATCAAATGAGAACACAAGACAACAACAAGAAAGTGATCGTGTTGAAGCAGAAAAACAAAGAGCAAAAGCTGAAAGCGACAGAGCTGGAAAGTTCGAGGGTTGGGATAAAACGATGCAAGGAGTTATTCCAACGGCGACAAGTACAGTCGCAGGGATTGTCAGAATTGATGTAGACGGCGAAAGTATGGCTGTATCGAAAAAGACGCATGATGAAACAATGATTAAAGTAGGAAACACATACAAATATTTTGAAGATAATTTAAATAATGTACGTGAAAATAAAGCAGATAAAGAACATACACACACAACAGATGATATTACTGATTTAAAATCGGTATTAAGTACAAAAGCTAGTAAAGAGGATATTGATAAGCTATCTACAGAACTAACAGAAAAAGTTGATAATTTTAAAGTCGAAGCAGCGACAAGCAAGACGGCAGGGATTGTTAAAATTGATGTAGATGGAGAAAATACGGCTATATCTAAGAAAAGTTTTGATGAAAGTGTTAATGAATTTACTAAGACTTGTAATTCCCTTGATTCAAAAATCGGCATGGGCGCAGCGTTAATGGACACCATGAGAGACTTATTAAATGATAACTCAAGAAGTATTTCAAGCGTATCTACAGCGTTAGATAAAAAAGCAGATAAATCTCACACACACAGCATAAGTGATGTTAAGGGTTTGCAAAACGAACTTGCACAAAAGGCTAGGAATAATGATTTAGCTAATGTACAAGCTAATGTTGATGAGAAAGCAGATAAAAATGTTGTAGATGAATTAGATGAAAGAGTTGAGGCTTATGCAAGATTCATGTTCAGTAATCATATAGATAAAAAAGTCGGCAGTGACACCGTTAAAAACATAGCTATAATCGAAAAAGGTGCAAGCACATCAAGCATAGCTCCAAACACGCTAATTTTTGAAAAGGAGTAGAGCATGGCGAAGTATAAGTATGATGTGTATGAAATTGCTGATTACTACTCAACGAAAACTATTTCGGGTACAGAAAGAACTGAAAGATTTAGCAAATACACTAGACAAGTGTCTGTATATAAATTTTATAGTTCTAGTGGGAATTTTAGTTATTACGGTAATGTCAACGTAGAAAATTCAGAAGGTTATTATTACGTATTAAATAATGACTATTATAAAATCACAGAAGGTTTTTCTTTGGGAGGTGGCTCACAAGGATATGGTTATCTCAAATTAATAAAAATTCAAATAACAAAAGGCAAAACACGCGGTGACCTAATAGAATCAATAGTTGCAGAAGAAAACACATATCCAACAAACGGAATAAAAGACGGAAAGTGGTATATTCGTAGAGAAAAAATTGCAGAAATAAAAGCAAAATTCAATAACGAAACTTTAACAAAAGCATATTACAAAGACTCACAAAACGTGGTTAGAAAATTAAGCAAAGCGTACTTCAAAGACATCAATGGAAATATAAAAAGACTAATCTAAAAGGAGGACAAATGGAAGATTTAAGATGTTTGATTTCAGAAAACAGTAGTAAAATAACTGAATTACAATCTGAGTTATCACGACAAGACTACTCAATTCAACTAATGCAAAAGGATTATGAGTACATGAAAAAAGGACTAGACAACATAGAAAAACAAACAGAGTCTAATTTCAACGTATTATCATCAAAGTTAGATGATATCTACAATTCAAAAGATGAAGAAAGAAAAAAACAACTGGAAGAAATAAAAGACTTGAAAAACTATGTAGTTAAAACGGTGATTGGGATTGGTATAGGAGCACTTCTTTTATACGTGTTTCCATTTTTGAAGTAGGAGGTGTAATTTATGATAAAAATAATGTTAGATCCAGGGCACGGTGCAGGTCGCAATTTTAACCGTGGCTCAGTAATTGGAAACGAGGGCGACAACAACTATAAATACAGTCTTGTACTCAAAAGAGAACTAGAAAAATACGGATTTTATGTAGGCACTACAAGGAACAGCATAACTGATAATCCGTCATTGTCAGCTAGAGGAAACAAGGCGCAGGGATATGATTTGTTTATATCACTACATTCAAACGCGGCGAATAGCAGTGTAAGAGGTATTGAGATTTACGGAGACATCAATGCAAATAGTCCTCAGTTGATGAAAAACTTATGTGCTAATATCTCACGTGCAATCGGCACTAAAAACAGAGGTGTTAGATGGAGAACAAGAAATCCAGAACGCTTTTATGTACAGCCTACAAGTCCGGGGGGAAGTAATTACTATGGTGTACTATACAGCAACAAGGCTAAGCTTGGAATGTTGATTGAACATGTATTCCACACTAATAGAGAAGACTGCAAGTTGTATGTAGAAAAACGAAAAGAGATTGCACAAGCCACAGCAGATACAATAGCAGAGTTTTACGGACTTAAAAAAATAAGCAGACCTCAAACAAAAGCAGAAGTGAAAGGAGTGGCAAAGTTGGAATTGACTAAAGAACAAAAAGACAGTGTGAAAAACACAGTTGTAACTTATTTAGACGACGAATACCAAAAAGCATATATTATAGCACAAGAACACAAAGCATTACTTGCACCAGCACCATACAACTATGATTTTGGTAGGATGGTAAAATCGGGAGATACGATAATCGCAGTTGGTGGAGACCATCTAGGCAAGATTGAGGGCAAGAATTACGGATTGACTGGATATGCAACTTATCACGTAAAAGCGACTGATAAGGCAGAAGATTTTAACAAAGATAGAAGTAAGTTTCTAGTGAGGAAATAAGATGAAGTTAAGTAACAAGAGTTATGATGTGTTGAAATGGATAGCTATTATCTTTTTGCCTGCGTTGACTACCCTTGTAGGTGGTATTGGCGGTAAATTAGGATATGAACATATTGATTTGGTTGTGTATTGTATGGCTGCTGTGGATACATTTTTAGGTACTATATTAGGTATAAGCACGATTAATTATAATAAAGAAAAATAAAAGTTGAGTAAAATTGAGTAAAGTTGAGTAATCACTTTTAGTGATAAATATGTACTAAGAAGATTAGCTATATAATATAATAAAAATGTTATATATGCTTTGTAGGAATGTTGAAAAGAAAAACAATTTATAGTATTGATTAAAATCATTTTTTGTAACTTATTTTTTATTACACTGAGGGTAGCTTTTTGGCTATCCTCTTTTTTTATGTGTAAATTGAATTATCAAATGAAAATGACCTTATCAGACCGAATGTATAAGGCTTTTTAATGTGTAGTGGTGTAATTGTATAGGTAATGTGAAAAAAGCTTATAAAACGTGTATGGGAGGGTATAAATTAAAATTGGAAGAATTTTTGAAAATAATTTGAAAAAATCTAAAAAAACTTAAAAAAAGCTTGACATAGTATTAATACTATGATATACTATAGTTACAGTAAAGG